GTGCATACGAACTTCTAGTGGAGAAGCAGGTGCACCAAAGTATGTAAACAGATTACCTTTGTAACCGCATGAGAAACAATTGAACACGCCAGTTACCCTATCTATACGCATAGACGGATTACTGTCATCATGCTCTGGGTTAAGGCAGGACACTACGGCATCCTGTCCGCTTATGCGATAATCAATTTTCTTCTCTCTTAATAAGTCTTCTGCTATCATAATTAAATATATTATATCAAAATTTTAAGGATTTGTCAAGAACTATTTTTGGCATAACCAACTTGTGTCTGCAAATGTATCAACGACTGGAAACACCTTATTTACTGCGTCTACAACATCTGGCCAGTGATTCTTTGAATAATCGTGTCCACCTATATAGCCACCCTTTTTAACTTTCGGAAAGTATTGTTCTATGTCTCTAGCTACATTATCACCGCTGTGGTCTCCATCAATGTATACAAAATCATACTTATCATTATTAAATTTGCCATGTATGTCTTGACTGTAATATTTGTGTTGTTTTATATAATCCCAGTGTCTAGTATTAACTTTATATTCCATCTCTACTTCATGACTACCAGACCAATAATAAGGGTCTATCGTATCTATACTTATAAATTTACCACTAGAAGCAAACATTGCTGTGCTTTCTCCTGCATAAGAACCTATCTCTATCATCTTGCCGTGTTGAATATTTAAGCAAGATATTAGATGACATAATCCCATCCAGTGATGATTGAAACTATTTTTTATCCATTGTGGGTCTGGTGCAAATCGCATGCCTCCATTCAATTTTTCATACTCACTCATAGTATATCAAAGAATTTTTCAAAATATCGAATGTTCTCTTTGTACCAGTCGATTGTTCGAGGTATTGACACGGAAGGATTGATTGTATATGACCATCCTAAATCATTAAAAATATCTGTTGGGTTATACGGATATATTGTATCATTGAAAATTCTATCATCAGTTGTTTGAATGATATCGTAACCAACGTTCAAATGGTCACATATAATTTTTGCTACATCTAAATTAGAGTAAACTTCGGGATGTCCAATATTATATATCTTATGATTGTAGTCACTTTTAGATATTCTCCACAAAGCATCTGCGGCGTCCTCTACCCACAAGTATCTTCTTCTAGCTTCTCCCTTACCGTGCAAGGTTATATTCCTACCCGTTAGGGCTTGGAGTGAGAATCTAGGTATTATATTTCTTATAAACTGTCTAGGTCCGATAATATTATTTGACCTAAGAGTATTAATCTTCATATCAGGGTACATGTGTTTATAACTATTAACCATCATATCTGCAGCCGCTTTGGTTGCACTATATGGGTTAGTTGGGTCAAGTTTAGTGTTACTATCTATAGCATTAGTAGACCCATATACTTCATCCGTACTCATTACTGTTAGACTTTTAACTTCATTCTGTTGGCATGAGTTTAGTACACTATGTGTTCCTAGTACGTTACTAATAGTAGTTTCCATAGGACTAACATAAGATAAGTCTACGTGCGGCTGTGCTGCAAGATGAAATACTATATCATCTTTTTGTAATGCTTTCATCATTATTTCTGAATCAGCTATGTCAGCTAGGTAGTATGTATACTCACTCGTATTTAGATTATTAGTATTGCCATGATTTGATATCTTATCAATTACTACTATTTCATCATTAACTTCTTTTCTTATTTTTTCTGCTAAGTGTGAGCCTATAAAGCCTCCGCCTCCTGTAATTACATATCTCATTGTTTGTGTTTCCATCCCTCTAGCTCATCGCCAATTTTTTCAAATATTTTGTAGTCTGTTCCCATAGAATCTGTACCATTCTCCTCATAGTACATTGACTTCCACACTAATTCTAGCATTTGGAAATAGATTGCTACAATTCTGTCTCTTTCTTTCGTCTGACCCCATAGATAGAATACTAACCACCATTCTTTATCGAATCGACATACTCTTATCTCTTGCCCATGTAGGGCAGGGAGTTCCTGAAGACATCTCATCCTCTGACTCCCTGCTATGGGGTACCAGTTTGGCATACAGAGTATGGGAGATTTTACTCCGTCTTTTGCCAAACTTTCCCTTAACTTTTCATTTATTGGAACATTCTTTATGTTCTCTTTTACTTTTTCTTGCTCTAGTAACCACCCAACTGTTCTCACATACCAAGTATGCGGAGGAAGGGGTACTAATTCTGCTGTTTCTCTACTTACTCTGTCGTACGCCATGACGTCTCCTTTGGCCATCTTAATCTAAACTTAGGATTAAACATTTCTTCGTAATAATCCTCTAATCCTAAATCAAATTCTTTGTTTGTTTTTATAAAAATTTCTTTGTCTGTATATAAATCTTCGTAATACAGTATAGATATTCCTGTTTTTCTAGACATTTCTTCTACTAATCTAAAAGAATCTATACATAAATTTAAAAGAAAACTTGCACTATCATCATATATTACATCTTTATTTTCATAGTGTGAACTATAGCTCCACTCATACTTACCTTCATTGGCTCTGTAATATGCCCCTAGTAGATGACTTTTAAAACAATCTCCAAAGTCTCGTCTTGATAGCAGTATTGTTCTATCAAATTCACGCATATATTCCATATAGAAATTTAACTTTTTCTCATAACCACCTTGCTTTAAATATATGTTTTCATAAAATTTCACAGGGTCTTGTCCCATTTTATCAGTAGGGAATCCGTTTGGAAACTGAGTATAATGACTTAGTTGTTTTACACATATTTTATTAGGTATATTTTTCCAGTACTTAACTCTATCTATGAAACTGAATCCATCTTTCTGTGCATTTATATCTCTGCGTTCCCAGTTAAAAGGTTCAGAAAGCCAGTCTAAATTATGCGCTTTACATATAGCAGATTGTAGTCTACTACTACCTGTTCTACCAGGACATAATATTAAAACTTTATTCATTGTTCATTTCCTTATATCTCTGTGTCCACTCGTCCTCGTAAATCGTTCTAAAATCTTCTAGTGTAGGAAAAGGCACTTCTACGCCCTGTACATTTGCATGCATTAATCTTCCTAAGTATTTTTGATAAGCTATTTTTAATTGTGCTTCTGTGTATAAAATCATTTCCACTCCCACCCTTCTTCGATTGAAGACTGACATCCTTGGATATAATCTCTATCTTCTTCTGAGAGAACTGACCAAAATTTGCTGATAGTTAGTGTATACTCCATGCACCCGTTGGGGTCTGATAAGTGTATATTATTTTCCATCATAAATTGTAATACATCTAGTCTTTTCTGTATTTTATCTTTAAAGGTCATATGCACTTTCTCCTGTACTCATTGCTTCTTTCATCTCAGCTTTCTCGTCTGGGTCTATCTCTGTATGAGGTCCAATACGTAAGCTGTCCCAGTTCATAGAAGAAACAAATCCTTCTACTTTTCCATTTCTCATCTTATCACATTTCAACTTAATTGCTGGTTCTGTATCGCCCCAATGCTGAATACTATAGGCAGCATCAACTGCGTCAAGGATACCCTTGGCGAATCGTGCTTCTCCTTTTTCGTTTGTTTGAAATGCTGAGAGAACAAGGACATTGTTCTCTTGGGCTAATGCTTTTAACCCTTTGGATATCTCTATTTGTTCAGTCCATTCGTATTGACCGCCACGACTGGGAGCGTTGTGGCGTCTGACTTGGTTAAGGTAATCCACAATAACTATGCCAAGGTCTGGAGTAGACGCAACCTTTTGTCTTACTACGCTAATAATTTTAGCTAGTGTAAGACTTGGGTCATAGTAGATGTCTATTTGAGGAACATCTGTGCGCAAAGGATTACGAGTCAGTTGATAATGGAACTTATCAAAATCTTCGTGTTCGTTGAACTCTTTCCTAGCTTCATCTCCATTCTCGAATCTTCCTGCCCACCAATCAGCTACTTTATGCCACTCCATAGGAGATAGATTTTTAGTATTGATTCGTTTGATAGGAATATTACATGCCATAGCACAGACTCTTTGAAGAATCTGTCTTGGTTCCATTTCGATTGTAAAGTACAAAGACGACTTACCTTTTTCGGCAGCCGATACTGCAACATTACAACAAGTAAATGATTTACCTCCACCACGACTTCCGCCAACAACGACCAGGTCTTTGGGAGAGAATTTATAGTCAAAATCATATTCGTGATTAAGACCCAGAGGTAGATACTTAGCGTAATCTTCCTCACTATCAAATAGCTCGATAGAATCCATACTTTCGTTTTCGTCGTTGGTCTCTACCCTATCTTCTACTTGCACTACAATCTCTTGCAACAAGTCAATGTTCTCACGAGCATCGCCGATAGCTATTTGGTTTTCTACAAAAGATTCGATTCTCGTAAGAATCTCACTTTGTGTAAATTGGTTTTTTAGATAATCTAATAGTAATTCTGAGGGAACATCTGTTTCTACTGTTTCAATAGCATATATCTTTTCCTGAAGTTCTCTTGAACGAACCTCTAGTTTTAAATCTTCAAATGTAGGCAAGTCATGATACTTGTGTACGTGCTTATCTACTATCTTCCACAGTTTTCGGTACTCACCTTCAGGGAAGTAGTGTTCTTTCAGTCCATTCCAAGTCTGAAAGTCTCCGTTCGCAAGTATTTGCTTGAGTAATGCACTCTCTAAGGTCAATTGTCTCTCCCAAAACAAATATTAAATTATAAAAAAGGCGAGGCAACCCATAAGGGAAGCTCGCCCGATGATGAATAGGTATTAGCCTATTTCTTTTTTAGCAGCTCCGTTATAGTCTGAGCATTGTAAGCCTCTTCTAGTAAGCATTGTTTTCACGCCTCTTACTGTTTTGCCGATTTCATCAGCAATTTCTTCAACAGTCATGCCGTCAATGTCGACACCTGCTAAAGGGTCAGCTTTGCTTGAACCTTTAGTTTCTTTCTGCTTAGGAATAGCATTGATTTCACCAGCTCTTAAGAGTGATAAAGCTTTTCCTCTGATTGAGTTAACACTTCTGCCTAAAGCTTCTGCGATATCCTCAATGAACGCACCATCATTAACTAATGATACGAACTGTCCTTCTTCCTGTTCGTTGTAAGACTTAACAGTCTCAACTTTAGGTGCAGGTTTAACATGTTCTGTTAACTGCATAGAAAGGATTTTTCCTTGAATAGACTTAGCACTAAAGTGTCCGCCTTCAAAGTTTGATGCAATTTCTGCATATGTGTAAGAACCACTGTTGTCTTGCACAAAGTTTGCAAGAGTAGATTCTTGCTCGTCTGAGAAAGATTTAGTTGCTGAAGCTGAAGCTAGTTCAACATCAAAACCCATCTTTCTTAGTTTTGAACTAACACTTCTTACTGAAGTTTCTAGTTCTTCTGCAGCGTTAGCTACAGTTGCCTGTGATACAGGGCTTTCTCCACCGATGAAGTCTGTCAATTGTTGAGTTCTTTCATCTGTCCATTTTGGTAATGCCATTTTAATATTCCTCTATTAAATGTTTTATATTTGTTATTATTAAAACACCTCGGTCACGAGCTGTCTGTGTCTTTGCTGACTCAATACCTGACTCATTTATAAGATGAGTACATTCTTTTGTCAGACTTGATTTTACTACAAATCCGTATGACTCTAGTACTTTCGTAGCATGAGCCTTTGTAGGGTAGCTTTTTAACTTACCTGATATACATACAACACCTGTGACCTCTTTCTTTTTTACTATTTTATTATTCCAATTGAAGGGTAGTGTGTCTATGTATCTGTTAGGATAAAATTCAGTCTCCATAAAGTTTACCAAGTTAGCTGATGCTTTTGGTCCGATACCTGCCTCAGTACAACTGTTCTCGCTAATATCTTCGATGTTTGATATTGTATCGCATAATTTTTGAGAAGCCGACCGACCAATAAGTGGTATTGAGAAAGCAGGCAGAATATCTACCAGCTTGCTACTCTTTGATTTCTCTAGTTCATCAATGAGTTTCTCAGCTAATCTTTGAGACCCTAATCTATCTTGTACGTCAGATACAGTAAGTTCATAAAGCTCGGGCAATGATTCAACACCTAACTTATCGATAGTTGCTGGCCCAAGCCCTTTAATTTTAAGAGAAGATGAAAAGGACTCCAACTTTTTACTCCACTGTGCAGGACACTTTGTGTTTCTGCAGAACAACTGCTCGTTTACTAACTCTAGTATAGAGTCACAACAAGGACAGTTGGTTGGTGGTATAATTGTTGTCATTTCTTTTCTCTCTCAAATATATTATATATTATACAAAAAGTTTAACCTCATGTCAAGAACTTTTTTTGATGAGGTAACGGAAAAAGACCAAACCAAATTTTTAATCTTCCTCATAGATATGAGTTTCCATTTCAATGTTTCTGTGTTTATAGTAAAAGTATATCGCTTTTACTTTTTTAACTAAACTGTTTATCCAATTCTTTATCATAAATATCCTTTATTATTCTATCAGCCATTAGTTGATGACCATCTTCAAGGGGATGGTCTTTTACACCAAAAGCTACTTTGTGTCTTTGACATAAGGTATAGAAATCTTCTCCTTTTAATTCAGGTATTAAATCTAACCATTGCTGTCTGGTAGGTGCAAATTCTTGCCATACTATATTTGTTGCTTCATAATATGTCTCGTCTAGTGTATGCAAAGCATGGGTCAACTGACCCTTAGAAATAAAATAGTGTAAGCTAGGTATCTCCATTGCTTCACAGTATTTTTTCATTGCATTTATAAAAGTAATTGTTTGTATTAAATTATACCTAACATTTCTGACATAGATTCCGTAATTAGATAAACCTATGTGATGCTTTCTAGACATACCAGGATGCTTTACTATTTGGCTAAACTCAGGATTGATTTCTAGTTTTCTTTTATCAAATCCAAAAGATGACCAACCAGCATTTCTCCAGTTATTTCCTTCAGCTAAATATTCGAATCTATTTGGTGTAGTCCAACAAAAAACTGCGAGTTTTGGTTTATGAAATGCTAAATACTGTGTACTTGTTCTAAACATTCTTTCATTACTACCACCTACTTTTGATTGTTTCTTACATTCTTGATTAAAATGTTTACTAACCAAATGAGGAAATCCATCTTTTAGTGGTTGCACTAATTCCATGCCTTGTACAAAGCTGCATCCATTCCAATATATCATAGTACTTTTACTTTATACCTCTCTTCAAATTGCTGGGCGTGTTCCCATGTGTTTACCATAGGTTGTCCTTTTATATTTAAACTTGTATTTAATAACATTGGTACTTTAGTAAGTTCGTACCATTCTTCTAGTATAGGTCGTAATATTGACCTACTGTTTTTTCTAACCACTTGTACTCTTGCTGTTCCATCAACGTGCGTGACTGAGTTGTAATCATGTTTAGCTTTTGCAACATATTGCATATACTCATTACAATACCCTTCAAAGTATTCATCTACAAACTCCTCCAGTATCGCGGGAGCGAAGGGTCTAAACTTTTGCCGTTTCTTAACATCATTGACTGTGTCTTTGATGTCATAACGACAGTCACCAAGAAGACTACGATTACCAAGCGCACGAGGTCCAAATTCTGCTTTTCCATTTGCTACTCCACATAGTCTATTGTTAGTTAGTTCTCTTACTACATCTAAAGGATTTATATATCTTTGTATATCATATCCTAAAAACATATCTTTAAATTCTACTCGCCTTTTTGTATGTGCTAGTATGCAACCTAATGCACTACCCGCATCCCCAGGGTTAGGAAATATCCACATATTTTTAAACTTCTTACGAATTTTAGAGTTTGCTACACAGTTCAGTGCAACTCCTCCACCATATGCAACGCTATCTCCATACCTTCTGGCTATATCGAATATCTGTTCGATTTCATACTCTAAATGTAGCTGTGCTGAGGCGGCGATGTCCTCAGGCGCTTTAAACATCCACTTTTTCCAAGGGATGCCTTTGTGTAAATCTTCATGTACTATACTAGTCATGTCTATACAGGGCGTACCATAGGCAGCCATACCCATAGTTATATACTCATCTTCATTAGGCTTAAGTCCTATACGTTTCGTTATAGCACTATAAAATAGTCCTAATGACCAAGGATATTGTCTACTCCAAACCTTCTCTCCATCAACCCATACACTTGCTGTATCATACTCTCCAATCGCATCAATTACTACTGTAGCATCTGGTACGAAAGGCGCTGTATAATACGCTGCAGCCATATGGCTTTCATGGTGTTTCATGTGAGTGTCTACAAACTGACCAGCAGAACTAGGTAACATTCCATACTTCTTTCTACGTTCATTCTTTAATTTAGTATCTTCGTAGAATATGGTTGTAGTATCTGCTGTTAACTTTCTTAAGTTTAAAGGTAAACGCTTATCATTCTTGACACGAGTGTATCTCTCCGCTTGTGCGGCAAAGAGTATTTGGTTTCCTTCTACGACTGCAATAGCTGCATCGTGAAACCCTTCGCTAATCCCTGTAAATTTCATCTTTCTTGGGGAAGCTGTGTAGGATTTTCGAGTCCATTGTAAAGCATTCCGTATGCCCTCCAAAATGGTGGGCGGTTTTGTGTCTGTCATTCTTGTACATTTTGTGTAGTTTCTGTTCCCATCTCCAACAGTTGTATATCGTTCCTGTCCAAATCCTCTGTATCCTGATGTCGTAGTTTGTAAATCCACGCCCTCGCTTTACTACGTCTTTGAATGTTCGCCCTTTTGCGATGCCGACTTTTATAGTTTCTCGTTCCCATGTTGCCTTGTTTACTAACACTATCCCATAGAGGACGCCTTCTTTTTCTTTTTCCCACGGATGGTTTTCAAAAAAAGTTTTATTATATACTCCACCACTCATGTATTATCAGAGTCCCTATACTCTAGCATAGACTTATCAAATTGTTTTTGTGCAGTTCTTTTGAAAGACCACTCTAAAAATTTACTAATAAGTTCGCTTAAGTACTTCATACTCGTTTTACAATTCGAGGTATTATTTCTCCACTACGAATAACTTCTACATTACAACCTATTTGTAGGTCTAATGCTTCGATATATCCGATATTGTGTAAGGTGGCACGACTAACTGTTGCCTCTCCTATCACACATGGCTCTAGAATCGCAACTGGCGAAACAGCACCTGACTTCCCGACATTCCATTCAACGTCCAAGAGCCGAGTAACTACTCCAGCCTGTCTTGTTTTTAGAGCGAAAGCTCCTCTTGGATGGTGTGAAGTGTGGCCTAATGTTTCAAAATATATATTAGAGTCGACCCTTACAACTTTGCCATCGTGAGGAAATTCATTCCAATCACTTTGTGTGACAGTGTTAAATCCCATATCTTTTATCATACTCATATCTTCAGTCCACTCAGCACAAATTGCTGGCTGTACTCCATAAGCTATAAATGTCAGATTACGAGACTTAAATTCTTCTAAGTCCTTTAGATTCAAAGCACCACTTGCATAGTTTCTAGCATTTGGTATGTTCTTAGGTGCAACAACTTCTCCAGTAATCTGTTTCAGTCCTTTACTCCATATTTTATTTGGCACTAAAGTTTTTATTTTTCCAGTAATATCTAGTCCTGCTTTACCATCACCACGAGTGAGAGCCTGTGTTAGTACGCCTTCTATATAAGTTATAGACACAGCTGCACCGTCCAACTTGGCAGTCATTATGTGTGGTTTTTTGGAATCCCAATCTGGTTCTTTATCTTCTCCGACAAAGACTTTTTGTAATGAATACATTGGGTAAGGGTGTTTGAATCGTGAATCTGTAGGAGGTATATTATAGTACGGTTTGTCCTGAGGTTTGTATCCTACTTGTGTTTCCAACTCGGTATTCTCTACGAGTCTATCGTATACTTCGTCAGGTAATATAGGATTACCCTCTGCATACTTTCGATTACATAATTCTAGGTATTCTGTTTTATTCATAAGAATATTATACAGAAATTTTAAGGATTTGTCAAGTATTATTTTTTAGAGCTATAAGTATATCTTATCGAGAACTTCTTTGAAATGAGTTTCTAGCACTCCTTTGACCTCTGATATTGACAGAATCTCAACCAACGCCTCAAATAGTCCACGACTATTATTAAAATCTAAAGGCATGGCAATGCCATCCTTGGTAGGTTTCCATTCTTCATCAAAGTCTTGATAATACTTTCTAATATGTAGATACTCTGTTCCACGAAAAGTATTTATCATAACGAATACTTTTTCAGATTTTGCTTCGTTATAACTTATTTCTTTTTCATAGACAGCTGGTGCTTCATGTAGTTCTATCATTTTTCAATATCCTTGATAGGGGTACAATAGAAGTTACATTGTCAGGGACTAACAATCTATAAGAGTCAGTATCCCAACAAAATAATAATACTTGTTTATTATTCGGTTTTGCTCTATTCCTTTTAGATTGTATATACTTATTGTCAAAGTCACTCGTGCATACGTTATATTTTAGCCTACGACTGTTTTGACTTCTGTATGTGACGATTGCATCCCCAGCATCGTCTAATTTTCTAACAAAATCTTCTTTCTTCATGTGATTCCTGTTGGTAGGTTAATATCTATTACCGTCCAATCATGGTGTCACTCTGTAAGGTGATTCTTTTAGATGTAAAAAAGTGCGGACAGTCCGAAGACTGCCCACATTCCAGGGGTATTAATCGTTAAGTTTGTTGATTAAGTTTGTGAAGTATACAGCTGCTTTACCAGTTAGTTTACTGATGATAGCACTGTCAGCTTCTTCGCCCATATCACTAATAGCTTTAATCAATCCATCTTGTGCAGCTGCGACATTTACTCTGCCACCGCCTCCACTTGATGAGGATTTGACTGCTGGTGTTTTCTTAACATAAACACCTGCTTTTGTTAGAATCATTCTGACACCATTTGGGCTCTCGCCTAATTCTTCAGCAATCATCTGTACAATCTCCATGCTATTCTCTGGAGTTGGTTCTTCAGCAGTATACATTTCAACTGCTTGTTCTTTACTTTCGTCTGTCCACGCCATGTTTCTTTTCCTTTTTAATTTATAGTTTTGTTTGTATTCGGCAAGAGTTGAGGTATTACGATAACCTGGAGCCCAACCTGTGGTCTCTAGCATTTGTTGGTAAAATCTGTCACTCATTGCTTATTTCCTTAATATAAATATATTATACAAGAATTTTAAGCATGAGTCAAGAACTATTTTTTAGTAGCTAAAACCATAGGTAAGTATATCATCTTTGAACACTTCAGTAATTACTTGTTTACTTTTTAAAGTGTACCAGCTTTTCCAGTCCGTTATTGTTTTTTGACCTTGCATAACTGATATATCTTTTACATCTAGCTTTAAAATTTTTAATTCATTTTCCCAGTCATCAAATGCAATTAGTTCTGTACATTTTTTATAAGACTCTACTTGACCAACTAAATTATTTTCTTGAATCCAGTTATCAAAACCAATCCAATTTAGTCCATGCATATAGTGAAAGACGGCACGTTCATAAGGATTTCTTACTACACCTATCTTCGTACTACCTACTTCAAGTATTAGTACTTGATTCATTTTTTAAGCAACTTGCGTAAAGCTTGTAGTTTTTCATCAGCACTTGCAAGTTGTTCTACCCACTTGTCAAACTCAGGCAATAAATCAGAGTGCTCTCCAATACCTACTGAGTTTTGAAAGTATGTTTGTAGCACTGCTTGTGCTTCTTTAATCTGTGCTATATACTTTGCTTCTAGTGCATCGTAGTAGGGGTTTCCTATATACGCCATTATTTTTCTCCTAATAATCCTCTCAGAAATCCATTCTGATATCTAATCCTCTGATTCTCATTTAACATAGCTGGTAGTGAAAATGGTACTAGCAAGATAGCAAAGATAAATACTACGCTGTAGGAAATAAACCATTGTTTTCTTACTATATGCCCATGAGGAATTCTCCTCATCACAGGATAATAAATTGTGTAAAGTTGTAGTAACCATGCAGAAAGCCACATGGCTACAATATATTCTGACATAAATGTCCTTATTACATATACTCTTGTAAATGTCTTAGACTGCCCATCTCATATGATGCTAAACAATATTGTTTACCAGCATGGGTTAGATGTGGGAAGTATGTGTTTTTTAAATCATCTTGTGTACACTCTATTGTATCTACAAGATATACTTTGTAACCCCTCTCGTCTGAGAGCTCAGGTTTTAATTCTCTTTTTACTATCGCTGGATAGTTTTGTCTGATTGCCCAAACTCTTTCTTCAGGTTGAAACTCATCTGCTACACACTGTTCTGGTAGCATTGCGTTCCTTCTTCCTTCATAGTCGGTCATTGCCAACTTTTGTGGTACTCCGATTCTATCGATAATACCTTTGACAAACGCTGGAGACCTGTATAATGATTTAGCGATATCACTTATATTATCTCCTTCCAAATACATTTGTACTGTAGTTCTAATTTCTTGTGGCGTTGCCGCCTTACCTCTGTTCTGTGCTTTTCTTTTTGCACGGAACTCTTGCATCTCATGAAACTCTCCAATGATATTACCCAATCTAGTGGTGTTGTAAGCTATGTTTAGTATACTACATGCTTCTTTCTTAGTGATTGGTTTACTACCATCGGTAGGGTTTAATAACTCAATTACCTTGGTTATATTTGCTTGTGTGAGATTTTCGTGTTTTTTCGTTCTCATATGTTGCCCCTAATAAAATAATTCCGTAATGTAAAATCTTCAATAAGTCTGCTGTGTTCTTTCCATCTTTCTTTCCATATCTCTGTGCATACTTTATTATGTTTCCTAAACAGAAACCTTCTCCATGCCCTGCGTCAAATATGAACTCAGTAGACTGTATCTTATTCATACTATAATGTCCATCGTATGTGGACTCAATATAG